TATCCAGCTATTAACTTCTGCTGCCGTAAACTCAACATTTTCGACATTTGTCTGATTTATGTTTATTGTCATCCGCGGCATTTGGTTCTCCTTAGAGGATTCTTTCTAGTTCACGTACTACACTTTTGGGTGCTGGTTCTCCATCTTTATCTAAGACCATTATATAATTATTCATATAATAGAATACTGTTATTCCATCTTTATCGTATCTATCATAACGTGTATGTTCAATATATTTATAGCCTTTCTTCAATAAGAAAGCATGAAGATTTTTGTTGAACGGAGAAGTTTTCATTATTATTCTCCGTCTTCGTCTTCGTATTCTCCATTAGCGATTGTTTCTTGCGCGATTTCTTTTAAAATTTCTTTATCAATATCATTTCTTAATCCCCCTTGTTTTTGCCATTGTTCTACCTTTTCTTTTGATCCCCAACAACCTCCTGGCGCTGCATTGTAGAAAAATTTGACATATGCAACTAATCTTATTATATTTTCATCATCTGCTCTGTTGATTGCCTCCTTTAAATCATTTTCTATTATAGCAGTTAAAAATTGACCAGGTTTAACTCCACTTTGTATCCATCTTATTATTCCAGGATGCATACGAATTGGAATATGATATCGAGCTAAAGCTACATTTAGTTGGTCTTGGGTAAAGTCCATTTTGCTACCTCTTTTAGTTAGTGACGTGTTTCGTTTTCATCTTCTATTACGCTTTCGTTATGAAATTTTATTACTGCTGTCATGAAGAGGCGTATTTCCTCATCTTCTAATTGTGATAACATTTGGCCAGCTGCTTCAGCTAAAGATACCAATAGAAAACGACATTCATCTACATCGTTAGATGATAATTTTTTGGGATATAATTCTTCAACTAACGCATGAAGCCTGCAACGAAAGCAGGTTTTCTCATCATGTTTGAGCTTCTTCATTTTGATTCCTTAAAAAGAGGAAATGGGAGAGGGAACGGAAGGCTAATTCAGACCCTCTCCCACCCTTTGCCTGACTTTCGTCGCTGCTTGTGACGCCAGTTCCTTGATGTGTGCAGGGCGGGGAACCCTCAAGGCTGGTACGTCAGGCAAACTTAATATTTAATCCATGTTGCTTTATCATAATCCTCGACGCGCAACCATGCTTCTGAGTACTGAGCTTCCCATTTTTCTTTTGGATACTCGTGAAACACTCTAGTTCCACATTCAGGACAGTACATTGGTCTGCGTGGATTAACCCAACAAATCAATATATTGCAACATGGCATTTGCAGCAATCGGAATTGCACATAGTCGTTAGTTGGTTTTGTCATCATTAGCTTCCTTATAATATCTTAATGTTTCATCTTTATATTTTTCAATATCATCTTTTCTTACATTAGGCAGATCAGCATCTAATTGATTTGCTATGTCGCGCAGCATAGCAGGTAATGTCAATACTACTTCAAGTGTAGCTTGACAAGAAAATCCTTCTCCTTGATTACCACCTAAAACTATCACTATCACACCTTTAGCTTTGGTGCGCTCCATAACTAGAGTGGCTTCTTCGTCATATTTACCTGGACCCATTGTCATTTGTTTCTTCCTTGAAGTAACGTTGTGCTTCCCACATAGTTATAGTTTGATTATCTTCTGTAATAACACCAAAGCCACCTTTTGATGGCTTTAATAAAACTCCAGTACCTTCTGTAATACCATATTTAAAAAGTATCTTTTTGATTTGATTATTTATTTCTACATGAGTCGCTTCTCTTACATTACATGTTATCATTGTCATTTTAATACTCCCAAGTGTGGCAATGTCAAGCTACAAAAATCTTCAACACATTGTTGAATTTCTTGTGCCAACATATCTGTGATTCTTTTTCTATCCTCATCTTTAATCTGTTCATCTTGCAAGAAATGTTCTGCAAGATCCCAAGATTTGCTATCAACCAATATTTCTCTTGTCATTGTTGCGCTCCATAGAAAGGAAAGTGGGAGGGCACCAGTTTTGGTGATCAAACGCCCTCCCACCCGCTTGACTTTCGTGTCTAGGGCTGGAAAATGTCAACAAACCTTCCCTAGTCGCCAGTTCCTGTCATAGATTTGATCGACTCAACAGGCTGGTACGTCAAGCAAAACTTTTATTTATGTACTCCTGGGACATCATCTATTCTAGAGATGATATCATCAAACACGCTATCGTCACATTCTGCTTTAAACGTGTCTAATTCATTCTTGAGATTCTCAAGAGCTTCTATTTCTTCTGTCAACTTTGTTCCTTTATCACCTTCCTGTTGTTTCTCAGAAAGTTCATCAAATTCTCCTTGCAATTCATCTTGCAAGTTTCCAATATTTTCTATTTCTTTATCTATTGTTTTTGATATAATTTCGTCAATAAGATTTGAGAACTTCTCCTTTGCTTTATCAATAGCTTCTTTTGTATCCTGTACCACTTTAAGTTGGGTCTTGTTCATAAGAAGTCTCCTTGCCAAATTGGCTAATTATTATTTGATAGAGACTTTATAGCTTTGATACGATCTAAACCTTCCATCAATTCTAATTGTTCTTCAGTTTCCGTCGAATTGATCCATATACCACTCATATCTGGTAATGGAATATTAAAAGTAATAGAATGAACAGGAGTATTAGAATCAAATTGAAGAAGAGCCATACGGCGAGAATGACCTCTATAAGCTACTCCACAATTTTGTGGCCACGGATAATACCAATGAGCATAACAATGAGCATCAGCTGCATTTACCAATCCTATAGTTAGTAGGCTGATTGAGATTATTTTCCGCATCACATTGCCCTCAAAAAGTCTATATCAGCAACAATGATTACTATGTTGCCAACGAGATGGTCTTCTGTTATGATGCGCCCCAAGTTTTCTTCCCATAGAATCTGGGCTAGATGATTTGGAGCTTTACCTTGCATTTTGCCTTCTTCATTACAGAAGGCAATACATGGGCGTCCACCGAACTTATTAAAACGTGGAACAATCTCGATATGACCTTCGACACCATAAACCAACATGTCGAGTGTTGGCTGTGCTATGAGCACTCTACCCTCCGCATATGTAGTATCAGTAGGCTTAATGATATACATATAGCTTCCAGTAGGAGGGACTTGTGGAAAGTTTGATTTAGGTTTTTTTGGAAGTTTATGTTCTGGCATTTTTCATCTCCTGTTGTGTTGGAAACGTTATACCTTTATCTTTTTGCCATTCCATAGCAATACAGTCACCTCCATCTGTTATGATGACCTTCTTTATGATGCCCATTTTAACAGCTATGTTGGATGTGTAATGTTGGAATGCTTTGACAGCTTCTTCTGGCCCAACATAGCGGCGCACATACTCGTATGTATCATCTTCAAAGAACTGACATACATGAAATTCTCCGTCAGTTCTGCCTATACGTCCAGATGAATGTTCCATTAGTACTCTCCAATTCTAGGGATTAATGCTTGATTTTCTTTCTGCCTCTCACGATACATATGTTCTTCTTCATCTGACATTGTGCAGATTTCAACTATCGTTTGTGGTGCCTCAGGAGCAACCCTGATCTTTGCCAACTTACAAATGTTTGAATTAATTGTTGGTTGTACTGTTATTTGATTTGGTATTGGTATTGGTTTAGGTTTTAGATATTGAGGTGCAGGTGGAGGAATCTTATTACCATTCAGATCGTAATATGGCTGTTCTGGGTAACAATGTTTCTCAAAATCGCACATTTCTGCTTTGGCACTACCCGATATCAGTAGTGTCAGGATGATTAGGCTGGATTTCACGTTTGGTCTCCTCTTTGACTATGTCTAAAACGAATTCACCTACTTTTGAAAGATTGGAAAATTCGCCTGCGTGATGCCATATGTGCTCAGTTTTATATTGACCAAAATGGATATCTTCATCTTTATAACTTATTTCAACTATCCATTTAGGTGGTACTTCTCTGACTCGTACCATTCCTAGCATTGAATAGTAATAAGTTGCCATTTTGGACTCCTATGGTTTAACGTGTACGTGGCGACTAATAACTTCTCCTGAGCCGCGCCAGAAAGGCTGCACGATCCAGTGCTTATCGCCGCGTCTGTTGAGATATGAGCCTACCATATGTATGCGTGGACTCTTTCGAGTATATCCAAGCGGCATACCTTGTTGATGCATACTGGTTTCTTGGCTAATATGCATGGTAACTATGGTATGGTCTAATCTCTGAGCTTTATTCATTCTTCTGCGTATTCTATTGAGTGGAGACATATTGACATGCTCTAACTCTACAATTTTTCTGGAAGATGTCAGTAACATTAGACACGACCAAACCATAATGTATTCGCCATAAACATCTGCATAGTAATTGGCTACGCGAGCATCTTCATTATCTCCACTAAGCCTAAGTCGATAATGAGGAGGTAACTCCAAAAACTCTTCCCCCCATTCGGATGGTTTATGGTATGATGTATCCCAAATGCTAAGAAGAGCATCCAATTGGATTTTATTATCCTTCCAAATGTGTGCCAGGTTAGCATCCAAAAAACTTTTAACAAAACTTGGACTTGCTATTTTACTATAATCAAAATCTAGATCAAAGAAAGCAGATATTGGACTAACATTTGGAGGTTCACCCTTCCTGATAAAATGGTTACTCCATACCCAAGTTACTTGACCTTTTCTACCAAACTCATCTGTCTCTAACAGAAAACCCAAACGAGTTGGTAATGGACGATCAGGATACTCGTAAGAATCTATTGAGAATGTTTTTCTCAATTTTTCTCGTCCGCTTTCTGGCCATTCTATCCACATCTTAGTATATGGTATCCTAAGATGAGCCATGGCTTCTCTAAGCACCTTGGGGCGCCCCAGAGTAAGCTCCACTGCTGTGTGGATAGTAGCGTCGTCAAATAAGAAACGTGGGCATCCTTTTAATTTTTCTTCCAATATTGGGAAGATACTTACGACAGGATGATTTATCAAACGTCTCTTTTTAGCTTCATGAACAGTTTCTGTTATGTGATCCATAAGGTACATGACATTTTTTATCCTAGTTTGTTAGCTAAATGGCCTAAAAGGGCCGCCAGGTACTCGTTACAAATCCTGGCGGCAAGGTACACCTGGTCAGCTTGGGGGGCACTATAGACCAGGTGATCTTTAAAAATCTTCCAAGTCTCTATGAATATCAGGGTCTGCGAAGTCGCCGTCACTGTCTAATTCTTCGCCCATTAAATCATAATTGGGATCAACTAGCACTTCTGGACGATAATGTCCCAATTTTTCTTCTTGACATTTCTCACAAACATATGTGAGAAAGATGCCGCGCGCATCAAATCGCGCTTCTCGTTCCAAACCGCTGCCGCAATGGCAAGGACGAAGTGGTGGTAAATCTTTAAAATTAGCCATTTTTTGCTCCTAATTTTTTGAGAAGTTTCTCAATATGATTGATTTCTTCCAATTTTTTCTTAGTTGGATTACTATCATAGTGAACAGTTTGATCAGCAACTAAAACTCTAAGAGCACTCCTAATTGTGAATAGCTCTTTTTCAGTCACAGAGATATTTGCCATTTTACTTTCCTTTGGTTAGAGTACAAGTTACAGTTTCATCATTATTGCTTAGAACACATGTTTGTCCATTGGTAGGATGTGATGTTAATCCATCCCACATACTATAACAAATTGGTGGAGATAATGAACGAAGGCAAATTTTTATATATGCATTATGATTATATATGGTACATGCAACACAAAAATTGATAATTGCAGATTTCATCTTTTTATCCTGGTTAAAGGCCGCTCCCAAAACTCGAACGCTGGGAGCGGTAAGTTAACGCTACGCTACTTGAGGTTGATCGTCTTTATCTTCTGTTGGAGGAGTATCTTCTTTGATCTCTTCCTTTGGAGCTTCTGCTTCTGTCGGAGCACTCAATTCTTCATCTTTATGCTCTTCTGGATCTCCCATTTGTGTCTCCTTATAATTTCTGACGATCTCATCAGGTGCTGCCTTACAGCACGACTTGGAACGCTTTGTGGCGCTCCAAGTTTCGATCTATTGGTCTACTTCAGAAACAAATGCTGCTTTGTATGCCATATCGATATGTTTACAATGTTTTTCATGTTGACCAGCAGGACAATTACAAAAATCAGCTATGGTAGATAGAACAACTTCATACGTTTCCTTTCCATTCTTTAGAATGATATAACAGTCTCCATATATTCTGTCTCCTCGATATTCATCGAGAAGCTTTTTGCCATTTGGCTTAACTGTGTACGTTGTTGCTGTCATTGGTAACTCCTGTACGATAACTGAGACTAATCACACGTGTCGCAGTTATTTCTGGTGGTACTTTGTTATAGAAGTCTTGGAGATAATTATAATGAAAATCTCCACTTAATTTCTTTACCATTTGCTCCAGATAAATGTCTACTCTGGACATCCATTTGTCAAATGCATCTTCTTGTTCTGTCATTATGTACCTTCATATGTTGATCAAGATGCCCTGCACACACTATTTTCTTGCATTTTGGGCAAAACGCAACCACACGACGCTTAATTTTAAAATATCCAAGCGGTACAATCATAACCTGCACATTTCCTATGACTTTATATGCAAACATATCTGGTGGAATATGTCCGTGTGCTGGTATCCCAAAAAGTGTCAAAATATGGTCGTTCCGCATCTGCCATTTAAATTTTGGATATTGTGGATCAATATAATGCAGATTATCATGTATTTCAATGTCCATTTTATTCTCCTGGTTAGTGGTCTCAAATGACCTAAAAGGTGGCGCATTGCTGCGCCACAAGTTCAATAAATTTTCTTAGACTGGTGGATGATTATAGTTCTCCATAATCAACATCTCTGCACGAGTTGGAGTGCAGGTGCAACGCTCATTCTCACAAGCGCGCCTGTACTCAGCTTCATGAGCCTTTCTGTATTCAGCGATCTTTTGAGCCCTTGTCTTAGGCTTCTCAACCGGAGTGATAGTATCTCCCTCAAACGCAGATTTGGTATCAATCTTCGTCATGCTACCTTCTCCTTTTTCTGACCTCGTCAGGCGTTGCATTACAACGCGACAGCCAATCGCACTGGCTGTTTCGGTCTTATATCAATGTAATTACCCAAACACAAAATATAAAAAATAACAGCAATGGAATGCATCCAAGATTATTATTGGGTCCTTTCCACGCTGTTATCAGTCCTTGCGAGTGCAAGTTACTGGCGATAACCATAACTACGACTATCACCAGTAGAATAATGAAGATATGCATTATCCATACCTCCAATCACCAGCGACAGAGTATGACTCATAATCGCCGTTCTCACGCGCAGCCAAACGACGATCTTCAGCATTTTGCTGAAGTTCTTCGATGCGCTGCTTTTTTACAACGCGATTTCCATGACATGCAGCACATATAATGTCATATATTCCATTGCGATAATCTTCAGCAAAGTCTGGATCTTCTCTGAAGTCGTCCGCAGTCAATCCATGTGCATCTATATTAGGATTGACTGTTTTGCCCTCGCCATTGCAGACTGGGCATACGATCCATGGGTCACTTTTCTTCTTTGACATTTTTATTTCTCCTGGTTACTGATCTCATCAGGCAGCGCCACACGCTGCGACTGGCAATCGCACTGCCAGTTTCGATCTATACTTTTTCAACTTCTTTGGTTCGTTCCAAAAGGACAGTAGAAAGAGCTTGTATGAGTTCAATTATATCTTCGTTACTCAATTGACGAATTAAATACCAATTTTTATATCTAAGTTGAAGTAATGTTATATCTTTGTGAGTAAATATTCGTATTGCGTTATCAGTGTGATATCGTTTTAACTTACCCATAGTAACATCATCTTCGATTCTATGATCTGACATTTTTTTCTCCCATCAGGACAACATTACTGTTGGCGAGCGCCCTCGCATGGAGCGCCTCTTCGATTGTGTTAGCAGCCAATGTAAGCAATTTAGCTCGCGCGTCAAGATCTTTTGCTTGACCAGGCTTCTTTGGTGGAGTATTCTCCAGAACCCAGTCTATTTTCTTGACTGTTGTTCTGACAGTAGAAGCAAGCTCTTGAGCTTGTTCTACTTCTAGTTCAATGGTAACTTTTGACATTTTGCTACCTCATAATTACTGACCTCGTCAGCTAGCGTCTAACGCTAGGACTATGGGGCGCTTTGTGGCGCCCCATAGTTTCGGTCTATTTTCTTATCAATTGAACTTTATTGTTTTTCTCAATACAGTTATAATAATCTCCAGCTATAATAGAAATACTTCCAAATTCCCACCTAATTTTGGATATTTTCTTATTTGGAAACAATGTACTGCACTCTTCAATGGAAGTCTTCTTCAACATTAAATTGAAGAGAACATCTCTATCTGAGCCTGGGCGAAAACCTTTATTTGGATCAAAATTACTTTGTGCAACTCTGTTTCCAGAATCTATTTCAAATTTCTCTCTCTGTGTTGGTCTTGACATTTTGCTACCTCTTGGTTACTGACCTCGTCAGGCAGCGAGGAACGCTGCGACTATGGGGCGCTTTGTGCGCCCATAGTTTCGGTCTTATGACCCAATATCTAGTAACCAAACACCGTCTGATCCTTTAGACACACTCTCAATAAATAGATCATTAAGAATGTGTCCCCAAATACCGTGCTTACCGTCAGTTTTAGGACGATTAACCAAAATCGAATCTAGTGGAGCACTAGCTGGTAGTGTTCTGGTTTCATCTTCTTCGTCGTAAATCTTGACATATCCTTGAGCAATAGAATCAATCAGATCGCACAATCTCCACGGCTTTTTGCCGTCGAATTGACGAAGCACAGGATGGGAAAGTGGATAATCAAATCTAATTGAGATTCTATTTGAAGTATCTACTATCATCTGTTCGCTATGCCCTTTCAATTGAATAAGATCAGGATCTATTTCATCCTCGTTACGATTTATCCACGAATTTATGTGTATATCTAGGTTGATTTTCATTTTATATCTCCTATTATTGACCTCGTCAGGTGCTGCCTTACAGCACGACTGTGGGCGCTTGTAGCGCCCACTAGTTTCGGTCTTATTTCTCTTTTTTGGTAAATTTCACAGTAGGTAGTGAAGGTGGAGTTCTTTTACTGCGATTAGAATGAGCAATTGCAGCTCCTACAAAAACTTTTTGAAGCGTAGACAATGGTTTCTGCTTCTGAAAAGGCGGTCTTTTGAACTTATTATTGATCATAACGCTTACTCCTTACTTTTTACGCCAAGAAGCTTCCTCAGCTTCCTTCTTTTGAGCTTTAATTTTGTTTATATAATCAATAAATGTAGTTCCAGTAACAGATCCGTATGTTTCGATTTTATCACCCTTTGCAATCTTAGATTCTGAAAGCGGATAATAACGCTTTCCTGGAGGATTATTCTTCACATATTTTATAACTATCTTGCCAGTTCTTACCAATGTTTTTACTTGCTTCTTCATAATATCATAGTTCTGATCAATCTTTAATTCTTCCAGCGGCTTTTCGTCCCGCTCTTTCAATTCCTTATTACGATCAATTTTATATGTTTTTCTGATCGGCGTAATATTCATATTTTTATGTGCGCTACGCGGATCATCGTTCGCGATTTGAGATACATCAAATCTTGCTTTCTCTCGTTGCGCCAATTTCTTAAGATTAGCGCATTTGAGACGTCTAAATAATTTAAGTTTTGGACTTCTCAACATTTTGTTCTCCTAAACGCCAAAAAACTTCTAAACAAATATCTATATCCGCCACTTTGCACTGCCTCCGTACCGAGGCCAGCGCCCGTCCCGTCGCCTATTTGCGGCTTCGGGTCCCAGTAGAGCTTGCTCCAGCAAGTTATATCCGGGAGGATGGCTGTTCGCTACTCTTGCGCCACTGTTGCATGTCTTGTTAGACCTGTGACGCAACTAGCCCTTATGGAGGGGGCTTCGGATGAGCGAGGATATAGATATATGTTTAGAAGTTGGGTTGGGCCTCTATTATACGGGCAGGATTGCCCGCAAGGATAGGCTAGCACCTTTCGGCAGGGAAAGCAAGCGAGAACGTAAAGAGAACATAAAGAGAACATATAGGGAAAATACCATGATATTCAATGAATGATGATGTATCCAACGTGTTGGTTGCGCCCAGAATTCAATCAATGAATGAATAAAATAGCGTCTTAGAGGCGCCAATATTATGATTATCACTGTTACATTGTTACACTGTTACGTAGTGTTAGGCATACCTTTTCCACATTTCTTCAAAGTCGTCTTTGAGCCAATATCTTATTGTCTCTCCTCTTTCTAGTCTTTCAACTCGGCTTATTATCTGGAAATCACGTAGTGTATCTCCAATTTTCCGCTTTGTTATTTTTTGGCCTTCATAGTCTACTTCGTGTTCACCTTCTTTATCTTCTAGCAGTTTCTCATGCATTCTTTTCACAGAGATCTTATTGACTTTAGCTCTATTGAATATTCTCTGTGTATCACGCAACACTAACTCTTTGATATCTGGATTTATGCTCTCTTCTAAAAATTTGAGAGCAGCCTCTCTAGCCATTGCGCTTCTTCCAAGCGAGTCAGCGATAGATATAAGAGGTCTCCATTTATCTGCATCACGACCTCCTAACTGAACTGGCATTTGCGGTTCTGGACTAAGAACTGCTTGTTCAATCCAATTATGTAGTTGTGATGCATAGTATTGCTCTCTTGAACTAAATCTCTCCATTGCTTTATCTGAGCGATGTAGTCTTATTACTAATGATCGAGTCATTAGTGTTGCTGGCAATTTACCGATTCCAGCAAGCGCAAGAGGAGCAAAAACTGGATAGGATATAACTTCACCATCCTTTCCTGTTCTTATTACGCTCCCACCTAGCCTGTCTCCTTCATTTAAAACAGACTTCATACCTCTTGATATTGACATGTTATCTACTTCATCTAGCAACATTGTATGATTACTCGCTAAACGAAATAGTGCTGCTTCAGTTGGGTCTATTACTCGTTTACCATTCCATACCATTGCAGCTAATATTTCCAAAACTGTACTCTTACCACAGTTAGGAACTGGACTAAGAATTGCCAATCTTGGAGTTTTGCTATACTTGGCATAGACGTGGGTATGTAGCGCCCATAGAGACAAGCCTATCAAGTAATGTCTGGGCGCGTCTAGGTGTTTAGCGAAGATGTCAATTATAAACTCAAGAGGATTCTGACTTGGTTCTTGGGTTATAACTTGCTTTATTGGTGACATAACTGTTTCTCCTAGCGTGTGATGATTGAGATATACGCCACAGAGTTACATGTCACAGTGTCTAATATTCACGATGACAAACAGCCTGCGATCGGTGATTTGTCCGATTACAGAACAGTATAACACATTACTAATGATGATGCAAGTGTTATTTTCGTATGAATTAGATGAATACTGGAGTCAATATATTTAATGATTGACTATATATTGTCAAAAATAAACGTGCCCGATAGGCTACGTAACTACGTAACAGTGTAACAGATGATATTCAAACTGCTTTCACCACTCTATCTTTAAGCTCAAGTTCAGCAATTTTCTTTTCCAACTCAGGTAATGGCATCTCTGCAATATTTTCTTCTTCAGATTTAGATATGATAGTAGTACTGTCACCCCATTTCTGTGGACGTCCAGCTTTCAAATGTCTGAAGCGCACTTCGACGCGCAATTTGGCACGCGCAATGACATCAGCATCTTGAACCTTAATTTTCTTCCCAGATTTAATGATTTCCTTTAAATCATTAGCTGCATCATCAGCAATACTGATGACTTCCTCTTCAAATATAGTCAATCTATCAGCAATTGCCATATTGTATAGTGCTTGGAAATCAGATTCTGCCTTCAACCATGCTGAACAGCGGCGCACAGTGGGCATGTGTGAATCATGACAAATATTGATGAGCAACTCTCCAGCACTAATGCGCTCACATATCTCAGTTGCCAATTCTTCAGTATAATTGATTTTATCTTTAACTTTGAGTTGTTCTTTATACAACTCACGTGCCAATGCATCACGCTTCTCTTTATTGACGCGCTCAATCTCAGCATCAATACGCTGTTGCTTTTTGAGGCGCTCATAATCCTCTTCCCACATAACTGTGGGTTCTGGATCTATATTATGGATGGGATCAGTCATTCTGGTGGTGCTCCAAACGCTTCAGCTTTTCTTCCAACAGCTTCCTTCGTCTACTATTAATGGCCAACTTATAATATTCTAATGTCAATGTATGTTTGTGCTCATCAAATACTTTATTAATAGCTCTAATCAATTTAGTTCTGCCTTGATTCAATAAGCGTTCTTGCTCAATTGATGGGGACGGTTCTTGTTGGTGAAGTTGTGATTGTCTTTGAATCCACTGATTCCGCCAGATCCTTGTGGCGCGCTCGCGTGCAGTTTCAATTGAGTCCTCGGACATATCGATATGATACATGAAAATTGCGGCAGAATTAAGGCTGAAAATCAACATAAAAAGAAAGTACTATCGCTGCTCCGCGGATTGTGCTACCGTCGTTTTCCGGTAGCAGGAGAGAACCATGATTGATCCAGAAGTACTAAAAAAACATATCATCAGATGTGCAGATTGCGGAGACGAATTTATTAAAATTCAGCCAACGCAGAGATTTTGCTCAAACGTTTGTAGGCAAAGAGGTTATCAAAACAAGAAGAAAATTATTGAGGCTATTGAAGCCGCTTCTGTTGAGGCGCCCAAGAAGCGTGACTTATTCGCAGCGTAATAATATGATAATGGGAGGTAGCAATGTGGATTCATATTCAAAATAAACTATTCAATCTCAACAATGCAATAAGTGTATCTATAACAGATAAGATATGGGAGGATTATGAAGAGAAAGAATTAGGATATTGGGTATTGAAAGTCAAATTTTTAGGTAAAGACAATTCTTATTTATTTAAAATGAGAAACAGAGATGAAGCTCAAGCAGCCTTTGATGTCATATCCAAATCTATACCAGGTTCAATAAATATCATATAATCACAATAGGGTGGGCGCACTATGGCAGACGATTTTGATGATACACCAGTTCGTCCAGAACAAATCTCCAATCTCTCACAATATCCAGAATTTCAACAAAAACAATCATCTGCTCATGGTGCGCCCCAACTTGATTCCAAACAAGCAGCAATAGATTGGGTTGACCAATATTATGCAATCATATGGATATTAGGTAAATTTATGATTCTCAACGAAAGAATACCTAGTGAATATCATTTAATGTCAAAAAAGGATTTTGTAGATTCATTAGAAAATATTAGAATAGTTCAAATGGATAACGGAGAACCAAAAACATTTCAAGTTAGCAAATTATGGCTTGAATATCCATTGCGCCGCACATATGAGCGTGGCATTATATTTGATCCAAAATGGAAATTTGATGCTAAAATTATGCGTAATGGATTATATAATACATGGACCGGATTTGCAATTGAACCAAACAAAGGTGATTGTCATCTATTTTTGGATTTCATTAAGCAAATCATATGCAATAATAATGATATTCATTATAACTGGCTTATGTGTTGGTTATCTCAAATTTTCCAAGAGCCATGGAAGAAATATGATACCGCTGTAGTATTGAGAGGACTCAAAGGTATTGGTAAATCATTTTTAGCCAAAACATTAGGCATATTGATGAATGGCAAACTTGACGCGCCCAGACGCAAGAAACTATATATTACCATTGATAATAAGAATAGCATATTCGGCAATCATAACGATCATTTGGAAAATGTATTATTAATGGCTATTGAAGAAGCTATTTGGGCTGGCGATAGAGCTCATGAATCCACATTTAAACAGACTATATCTGGCGAAACATTATTTATTAATCCAAAGAATTTACCAGGCAGAACAGTTATCAATTATATCAGAGTCATAATGATGAGTAATTCTGATTGGGTCGTACCAGCTACAGAAGATGAGCGCAGATTTTTCGTTCTCAATGTAAATGGTGATCGTAAAGATGACAAAATTTATTTTGATTCACTCGAAAATGAATTAAATAATGGCGGATTTGAGGCGCTCATGTATGTATTTATGAACCATACTATTGATGTCAATCTTAGAACAGCATTGGTTACTGAAGCTCTCATAGAGCAAAAAACCCAAAATATGTCTGGAGTAGAGAAATGGTGGTTTGATCTATTATGTTCAGGTAAATTGCCATTTGTCAAACAAGACGATATGGGTTATTGGGTTATCAAAGAGAAATTGTATATGGATTTTTGTCGCGCCCAGAATAGGATGGGTGACCGTAATAGATATAATGAAAGAAGTTTTGGTATGAAACTATATGAGTTGATACCTGATATATCCACTGGTAGAATAGAACACCATAAAAATGGTAAGGTTAAGTCAATGGTAGTAAGTGACCAAAAATATACTAGTGGTAGTCCAGGTAATACCGAGAGATTGAATGTGCATGTTTTTCCGAAATTGGAAATGTGTCGAATGGTAATGAATTACAGATTAAAAACGGATTATGATTATGGTAGTGAGTCAGAATGGTCGCTTCCTACGTATACTGAATCAAATATCATGAGTAGTCATAATTTATTTTGAAATTATTGCAATCCGTCCGGTTAATGTTTTAAATTAACTTTCGAGTGTAAGTGTATGATTCCACAGGGTTTTTAGGTGAACCAAATGAGTCCTGTTTGCTGGTCACACATCGCTGTATTTCAAGGTTCGCGCGAAAGGTATGGAAAATAAACAGACTAACCGGACAAACCGGACAACCATTGGTAAGTGCCTGTAATCGTTGCGCTTTTCCTGTCCTGTTTATTTTTATTGAAATAGGATAAATAGGATAATAGTATGATATGGGGCGCTTCTGGGTCAGCTTCTGGAAATCAGAAATGGATGATCAATAGTGTTAATCAATGGTGCGCTCCTGACTTCAGTCAATGGCTGATGAACCGTGGTCAATCACTCCATGGTGGCGCATCCAAAGTCAGTCAATGAAGCCATGATATCATCAGCCAATCAATAAAAATCAATCAACTTCTGATAATCAGTAAGAGTATATGGTGATGACTTCTGGTGATCACAAATGTATATCCTCGATCCGAAAATGATAATCAGCCATTCACCAAACTCAAATCATGATTTGACAATCAACCATTCAACAAACTCAAATCATGGTTTGAATGGTATGGGCCATAAAAATGGGGCTTTGCGCCCCATCAATATCCTGTGATATTGTGTTGGATCCATTTCCCGTGGTATGACCAAAGGGCGCATGATCTGTCACGCCCGTCGAACCCGCGAATGAATATGGCATAGTGCCCGCCATGTGGTTGGGCTTCGATGTGGGCGCGCGCTTTGATTTCATCATCAAAGTCTTTAACGCGCGAGTGAATACCGTCGAGCCAATGGCCTTCGTATATTTTGAACATGGATATTTTCCTGATGCAAGAGGGCAAGAAAAGAGCGGTGCTTGCGCACCGCTCGTTAGTCGATTAGGCGACGTTCTCCTCAGCCGCCTTTTCCGCGCGGATAACGTGTATGTCCGCCTTGCCGCGCACCTCGTTATCGATTGCGAGGGAAAATCCGAGGCGCTCGAAAAAGCTCTCGGTCACCCGCCCGCCCGTTCGCAAGCCGCTTAGGCGACGATACACAACCTGCGCGTCCGCAAGCGAAACGCCCGCGAAGTCCGCAAGAGGATAAACGCCGTTCGGCAGTTCGCGCACCGCCAAGAAAAAATCCCTACGCGGGCCTTTCTTAACGAAACCGCACATAGCAGCATCTGCATCTGCGGGCGACATTTGCACCGCAATTTTCGCGGTGCGCGGTGCGCGCGTCTTAACAAGCGAGGCTTGCGCGAGTGCAGCAACGGTTTCGTTCGTTTGCGCCGTTGCAGCAATAAGAGCGGCAATGCTAGTGCGCAATTCGGCATTCTCCGCGCTAACTTGCGCGAGCACATCCGAGACTTTCGAGGATACATTCGAAGACATTTTTTCTACTCCGTTAGGGAAAAACCGCGCCGCACGCAGCGGAAGCGGTGCACCGCAATCGCGCGGCGCAAGAAACACAATACACATAAACGACGTTAGCAACATTACATTTGCATTAACATTTTGTAATGTTGTGACGAACATGCATTGCGCGTTGTCGCCTATGTTGTTGTTTGCAATAGGCGTTTAAATGCGTTTGCAGCGTCGTCTAATGCCCTCGAATAGTTCGCAGGTATGCGCCTAGCGGAAACACGTCGAAACCGCTCGACGGCCCTCTAAAGCAATCGTCGCGCCGTTCGTGTTTTGTTCTCACCGATCGGTCGTAGGCACCTTCGGTTTTGTCGAAGGTCCAGTCGCCATCTTCTGTTTTACCTGTTTCGCACATGGTGGCCATGGTGACCGTCCGCGTTTTACAATCAATTTTCCACTGACCCTCATTTCTACAATAATCATCTGTATTATATGAATTCGTTATCCGTCAAAAATCCACTGAACCTCATTTCTACAATAATCATCTGTGTTATATGAATTCGTTTTACAACCAAATTCACCTCCTCCCTTTCTCTAGCCAATGTTTGGCAACTCTGGCTGCCCTAAGAAGGTCATCAATTTCATCGAGGAGATATTCTCTATTGGGGCGCTGCTCATGTATGTTGTCGATCCCAAATCGCAAGCTACGCGCTGCCATCAATATGGCTTCTTGCGCTTCTTCGATGAGCCATGCTATGGCTTCAGATTCACCAGCAGGTTCCCAATTTTCCAACTTCATTACAACCTCCCACATAGACACATAAACTTGGGCTTATGGCACTGCGTACACCATCCACAGCTAGTATGTCCTAATTGCCCAGCCAGATCACAATTACATCGCTCAAGGTCATCATTCTCTGGGGCGCGACCAACGCGACGTACAAATGTTTCAGCAGTGATAGGCAATATATCTGTCACATTAATTTCAACATAAACATGACGTATATCGCTGGGCGCTCTATATACCATTGTAAAACCATCAGCATGATGCGTGATTTCAATATTTGGGTCATTTGGAATGACTCGTGGGTCAAAAACTGGTACCCACCGAACTGGTAGATCATTCCAATTTGGAAATAGTTTCTTCTGTGATTCTTCCCATTTGGCCCAATCACCACTCTCTTTTTCTTTCTGTATGAGGTAGCGCATGTCAGCCATCACAATTTCGCGCTCGACCTCATCTAGTGGTCTGGGCGCTACTCCGCTGCCTGGACGGTCATTCTTACGTTGTGTCATTTGATATCCTCCATTTATGGCTTCCATCCATAGCTTGTATTTATAGATTCCATAATCTGAAAACAGTCATCGCAAAGATAATCACACTCGGTAGTTGGAATGCCTGGGTACAGTTCATTTTTCTCTTCCATTGCTTCCTCATCACTCCAACCTTTCTTATATACCTTCTGGCAGATGACGCAATAGAATTGGTGAGGTTTGACTTTTGGTTTGGGGCGCCCCAGCCAATCTACTGGCGCGTCAAGCTTAGTTTTTCTTTTGGCTGGCATTTCTGACGTATCCTCTTGACTTTTGGATCTCTAATATTACTTGATTGTTTGCTATTCCTAGTGCTTCTTCATTAGTGATCTCTCTGAGGTGGCGTGTTTTGGTGAAGGCCATGACGTGACCGCACATAAAGCAGATGGCGAAAGCATTTTCTGTTGGAGCATTACTATGACCAGCACTGGTGGCACCACTTATGGCATAGCCGCAGTTGAGGCAATAGTTTTCTGGTATATCATGTGTCTTCAACATTGCTGCCTCCTAATGGCTTCTTGCCCAACATTACTCGCTGTGCGTCACGCGTTTCTGGTGTGAGTGGTGGCGCGTCAAAATGGGAAGATTTATAGCCATTATTTTCTAGCCATTTAACACTCTCGGCTAGCATGGCATCTGTGGCATCTAGCCACTGTAACCTGGCTTTATGAACCGTTGCTAGTGGTACGTCTTCTCTAAATGGAGTTGAATAGCGGTGTCTCCTCCACCAAGCTTGCGCTGCTTCGAGAGTGGGATTTCTGAATAGTTCATCACGCTCTTTTAGGAACATTTTGAGTTCTTTTTCTTCATCCTTAGTCATTACATCTCTCCCATACGTTAAGTTTGCCTTTTAATTTGAGATAACGTATGGCATCAGATAAATCCTTAGGATCACTCCAAACCACACTCCTACGATCTTTGTGGAAAAAGACTTTCCATTTACCATTTTCAAGAGCGATGTGGTAAGAAAGAAGTTGACACATCTTACTTCTCCCAGTACTCATCATTAAAGATCAGTTTTTCTAACTTAAATATGGCTTGTTTATCGCTATCTTTACTCATGTAATCTAGTATGACTAATCCATGGGCGCAACCAGACTCCTTATCCGTGGCGTAATCTCGCAATGGGATATGGTCGCCGCGCACTAGCACAAGTTCTGATCTGGCTGCTAGATATGCCAATAATGCACTTCGTCCACCAGCCTTAGCATTTATGTGATGGTATCTTCGTTGTGATGGGCGCACCACCCATTTTATTCCTTTTTTGGTACTTAAGAGGTATTTGAGCTCTAATCCGATAGATTGATTTCCTGATTTGATTTTGCAATCTGGCACGCCGATAGTGCTACCATATATCATCGGCTCTATCCATTCTAGCTTTAGTATCCCATCACATTCTGATATCCATTCTTGTAACCAATACCTCAGATCACCTTCGCTTGCTACCTCATTTAATTTCATTTTGCTACCTCTTATTTTTGGATCTCAGTTCGTCAGACATTTGATCATCCTGCCAACTCGCGATTTGATCTTTTTGCTCTTGAGTAGGTGGTAGAATGCCTATGGCATTTTTCCAATCAGCGCACTGCATACAAAGATAGCGCGCTCCTTTCATGTCAGGAGTGCTATCTGCTACCCATATTGGGTGCAAGCATTCATCACAGTTTTTAACTCTGCAATGAACATGTGGCGCAACACCCATTTTGATGCGCGCGCATATTATATCAATATTACTACTATCCATCTTTGCCTCCATTATTGAAAATTGCCTCTACCATAGCTTTGAGTTGCTCAGGTGTTCCTAGATATTCCTTACTGATAACTTCTGCTACCATCATTCTATGCTGTAGCTCAGCTTCTTCCCATGTGCTACAACGCATAGTTTCTTCACCATCCCATTCTATTTCTAGATTATTTATGAGTTTCTTAGGTTCTTTTCTTCTATGGAACGCCATAGTTTCAAACAGCAATGGGGCGCTACCATCGAAATCGAAATTGTGATTGAGTCCTAGAAATACAGTGCTGACTTCTATTAGATCTGTTTTGGTGAATGCTACTGTTCTTTCGCCACTATCCCAATATTTTTCGAACCAGTTAGACCATCCTTCCATATTAGTTGGAACTGCTGTATGTCCTACCAATATGAAATAACGATTTCTCTCCCATTCTAGAGGATCATCCCACATTTGCTACCTCTTTTGACATGCTATTCCTTCAGCTCGAACAGCCTTGACTGCTGCTAATACCTCCTCAAATGTTTTGTTCTCCATATTTTCAGCATATGCAATAAGATCACCTGCAAGATCCTCATCAGTATAATCATTAAAGTTATAGCCATTATCTATAGCATCTGTGATATTGTCTCTGACGTATTTGATTATAGTGCTCGTATCAGCCATCGAATTATCTCCCATAATTCCCAAATTAAAAAACCAAGAATAATGACACCAACTAATGTCATTGTAATGAATTCTCTCCATGAATGCTTGGTAGGAGGAAAATCATATTCACTTTCTTCGTCGTCATTGCTCATTAGAGCGCCAACTTCCACAATTCAATTTGCCCCTTCCAACCATTAATGTCAATAAGTACCTTTCTATTTCCTGGCCAATCTGATGGTATATCCATTTCTAATCGTACTTTCTTATCAATAAAATTACCATCAACTACTCTAACTATTGATCCTCTTCCATAGTGGCGCCGCATGTATGTTTTATTATTGAACTTGCCACTTAACAATAATTTTAGATGCTCATCAATAGCATTTTTGCGTACCATTACTGGATATTCTATTCCTTCATTATCGCGCATTGTCAATACTCTAATGAATTTATTTACACTACGACATATTTGTGAAGTTAATATTTCGCGGTGTTCAATGAATAAGTAGTTGCGCCACAAGGGTTGTGGTTCTCCACGTCCGTTGAATCTGACAGGATAGAAAGTTTTGAGAGGTACTTCATTAGCTTTTCGTATGGCTTCTACTGCGCCAGTATTTGCAAAAACTGCTACTACCCAACTGAAGTCATAATCATGGGATTGAGTGAAAAGATCTTGCATGGGACTCCATCCCTTGTGTTTTCTTTCTTACAGTATAGCACAAGAAAGGTGATTTGTAAATACATCTCATTGATGTGTAATAAAAGTTTACTTGTTTACAGGCGTAAACAGACATACAAAAGACATAATCACATCCCATACTCAAAGGCTCGCCAGTGTGATTTTCCTCACTCCGAGCTGGTGAGTAATTCGCCTCCATTCACCCCCGTTGGAGGTTAATAATTCCTGGGTCCTCTCCCGCACCTGAGGACCCAGGGCCCATCTACCAGGCCCGCTGCGCCAGTTAAGTCAGCCCCTACTAAGTAGGGAAAGAGGCCAAATAAAGGCCCATAATGCGATAATCATCGCATGGGGAGAATCATCTCTTGTATGGACTCAATAAGCCTCCGCCTCGAAATATTAGAGGAAAATGGAAATGCGCTAATCCGTATTGTAAATCAAATTTGGATATGGTCCAACCAACTGTTGATCATATTGTTCCTAAAATTAAAAATGGTAGTGAAAATAGGAACAATCTTCATATTCTTTGTTGGCCTTGTAATCGACGCAAACATACTAAAAGCTGGGAATTATTCTTAGCACTTGAGAAACCAAAAGTTGATTTATTCGCATGAAAACAAAAATAGGTGCTCCATCAAGAGTTGATCAACGAATGATTTATAAAATTAAAGAATTACGTACTCAAAATAAGACGCAGGAAGAAATTGCAGTTGAGATTGGTGTTTCCCAAGGCACCGTTAGCGTTATACTGCGATCTCAAGGTTTAGGTGGAAAACTTAGATTATGAGTATGGGTTTTGAACCTCCAGAATCACCATTTGAGAGAATTAGAAAAACTCAAATTTTGAAATATAAATCTGAGGCGTGGCGCCGCTCTTGTCAATCTAATCTTTTGGCTTGGTGCGAAGAATGTGTTCACGATTTCGGTTTCGAACCTGCAAATCATCATAGACATATTATCAAAGCGTTGCAGAAAGTTATTACTGGTGAAATAGATCGGTTGATGATTTTTGCCCCACCAGGAAGTGCCAAGTCTACTTACACCAGCGAACTACTTCCTCCATATTGGTTTAAAATATTTCCACGTAGTTCTATAATTGGTTGTTCACATACTGGCGAGTTAGCTGAACGCTTTGGCCGTAGGGTGCGCAACAAGATATTATTGAAAGCTCCCATTTTAGGATACTCTCTTGATGAATCGAACAGAGCCGCTTCTCGCTGGGAAACTACCAACGGAGGTGAATACTTCGCGGCCGGTGTTGGAGGAGCAATCACCGGACGTAGAGCTGATCTTGCAATTATTGATGACCCAGTTAAATCGCGCGAAGATGCTGAATCAGAAACTGTACGTACAAAAACTTTCGAATGGTATAAAAGTGACTTGGTCACCAGATTAAAACCAGACGCGAGAATCATTCTCATTCAAACGCGATGGCATTTAGAAGATTTAGGTGGTATGCTATTGCATGAGATGGATAAGGGTGGAGATCAATGGCATATTATCAATCTTCCTGCCATTGCAGTTGCCGATGATCCTCTTAAGCGAAAAGTTGGAGAAGTTCTTTGGCCGCAATGGGAAGATCTTGCTGCAATTGAACGAAAGCGCACAATTTTGGGTCTAAGGGATTTTGAATCCTTGTATCAACAGAATCCACAACCTCCTGGTGGTACATTCTTCCTTGAGAAAGATTTGTTAGTAGATGGGCATCCTGTAGATTCATTTACTTGGTGTGATTGCGTCTTTGCTACCATAGATACTGGTATTAAAGCAGATGCAAAACATGACGCAACAGGTGTTATATTTTGGGCGATTAATCAATATAAACCTGAGGCGCCACTACAGATTTTAGATTATGATCTTGTACAAACGCCAGCAGATTTATTAGTTAATTGGATGGATGTTGTCTATAGCAAGCTTGAAGAATATTCTAGACAATGTGGCGCGCGTCGAGGCTCGATTGGACCTTTTATTGAAGAAAAAGGTTCTGGTATTGTTCTGTTGCAGCAATTGAATCGGCAAAATAAGTTGGCAACTGGAATAGATGCTAAGTTGGTTCAATTAGGAAAACAGCCGCGCGCTTTGAATGCTTCTGGATATGTATCTGTGGGTAAAGTCAAATACACAGAGTTAGCATATAGAAAAACAATTGATTTTAAACAGAGACATGCTAATCATTTAATTAAGCAAGTTCATACATTTAATGTAGGCGTTCCAGACCAAGAAGATGATTTAGTAGATTGTTTTACATATGGTATTGCCAGTGCTCTAGGCGATCCTGATCTGTGGTAACAAATGCCCTGTTCTGGTTGTGCCAAACGAAGGCAATATCTTAAATCACTAGGAGCAAAACTAATGACCCCTATGCAAAAGCAGAAATTTTCTCAAGATATGAGACTCAGAGCAGCGGCTCTGAGTAAAGCTAAATTGGTAGCTAAACAACAGCTTCAAGCTGCGAAAGCTGCCGAAACTTCTGTGAAAGTTGAAAAAACCGGAGGTGGTTCTTTCAGTCCTGCTCCGAAATTTTAAAGCTTCAGCAGGGTTGAGATTGTCGCATTGCACCTCCCAACTTCGCGATAATCAAGTGTGTCTCGGTGACCTCCTCATCTATCCGATTTGATCCACCCTGCATTTCTCTTGGGGACGTATAACGTTTAAAGAACCCAAGTTCACAGCCCAATAGGGCGAAACCAAGGAGATGATAATGCCTAGAGTTTCTGGTTGGCTGAGAGTTCACACTCGCGATCGTTTTGGTCGCCCTGTAGACCCTGGTTATGGTGTAGATGAGGGAGATATTGGAGAAGGTGGTGGTGAGGAATATCCGGATCAGGGTCTTCCTGGTCGGCCTCCTGGTTTCTGGGGTGGTGAACGCCCTAGCTGGCCGGGTCGTCCTGGTCAAGGATTGCCGCGTCCGCCTCGCCCAACTGATCCGGACTGGGGTATTAGTGAAGAGCACCCTGATCAAGGACTTCCTGGTGGTGGACATTTCTGGGGGCGCCCAGATCAAGGACTTCCGCGTCCTCCACGGCCTCCGCATGTTTGGCCACGGCCTCCAGGTGGAGGTGGTCTTCCGGTTGATCCGGGTTGGGGCACGGGAGGGCGCCCAGAGCGTCCTGATCATGGTCTGCCGATCTTTCCATCAATTCCTGGCAAGCCAGACAATAGCTTGCCGCCTGTTGATGGAGAAGAGCCACCGCCGGTTGATCCGCCTCCTGGAACCATTTGGCCGCCGTTGCCTCCCACTATTCCTCCTGGGAAGGTGATTGCGCTTGTGGCGATTTCAGGCGTTGGATATCGTTATGCGGTTTTGACGGTGCCGCCGCCGAAACCTGGGCAGGGCTTGCCTGCTGGTGGACAACGCCCGCCAGTTCCTCAACCGAAAACGTAAAATAAAATTGGGCGCGCTGCTTCGGTGGCGCGCCTTTTATTTGGAATATTAAGATGCGTGTCATAGTAACTGATGAAAAAAACGATATAGTATTTTCTTATGCTTCACCAGAACGTAATCCTGATGAAGAAAATACTATGTGTTCAATTAATGATAAAAAAGAAGTTATTTCTGAGTTAGCTGAATGCATTCAAATTTTATGTGATACACAATTTCCAATGTGAATGTAATGGCCGAAGCTCAAATAGAAGGCCAAGGTGGTGGATTATTTGGTGGCTCCCCTATAGGGACGCCATTAATGAAGATTTTGATGGCTGATAATATTGAATTAGGGTCTAGTGCATCATACGAACTCTGCAAACTTATCTATTCTTATCATCCTTATGGCGCAAAACTTGTTGATGTGCCGGTTCAATTGGCACAATCTCAGGGGCGCAACATAAATATCCCAGGATCACCCGAAGATCGCGTAAGAAAAGCGTTTACAGATGAATGGCAACGAATAGATGCAGATAGAATTATTGCAAATGTGGTAAGATTAGCAAGAATTTATGGAATTTCATCTGTAGCGTGTATGATTCCTAACGAAGATCCTTCAAAACCGCTGGATTATGCTAGTTTAGCTCAAAAACCTATGACTTTTAACGTTTTTGATCCACTAAATACAGCTGGAAGCTTAGTTTTAAATCAAAATCCAAATTCTCCGACATTTTTGAAGCCAATTACTATTTCTGTTCAAGGACAAGCCTATCATTTCACGCGAACTTGCATTTATCAAAATGAAGATCCAATTTATCTTGATTATACTACTTCAGCTTGGGGTTATGTTGGCCGTTCTGTTTATCAGCGCGCGCTTTATCCACTTAAATCATTCTTACAGTCGATGATTACAGACGATTTAGTGACTAAAAAAGCTGGAGTTGTTGTCGCAAAGCTAAAAGCACCAGGTAGCATCATAAATAATGTGATGCAACAGATTGCTGGCATTAAGCGCGGTATGCTTAAGGAGGCGATGACTGGTTCTGTAATGAACATTTCAATAGATGAGTCAATTGAATCATTAAATCTTCAGAATATCGATAATTCTTCCAAGACTGCCAGGAAAAATATACTTGAAAACATAGCAGCAGCAGCTGGAATGCCAGCAAAACTTGTGAATAGTGAGACATTAGCAGTTGCCTTTGCTGAAGGTGAGGAAGATGCCAAAGCAATTGCGCGCTACATAGACAAATTACGTGAATCAATGCAGCCTTTATACACATTTTTTACCAGAATAGTACAACATAGAGCATGGAATTTAGAATTTTATGAGACAGTTCAGAACGATTTCAAGGATGAGTACGGAAAAAAGAGCTACAATCAAGCATTTATAGAATGGTCAAATCACTTCATTGCGATTTGGCCATCTTTGTTGACTGAACCTGACTCTGAAAAGATAAAAGTAGCGAATGTCAAGCTACGATCTGTGATTTCTATGCTAGAATTGTTGCTTCCATTAGCTGATGATGATAATAAAGAGACTATTTATGAGTGGGCAGCCGATAATTTTAACGATTTGAAAGCAATGTTCCCATCTCCTTTGGTATTAGATTACAAGAAAATGGCGAAATTTAAGCCTCCTGTGGAGGCAGGAGCCGGTGGCGCTCCAGGGCAACCTGGTAAACCGCATTATAAGTTGGGTGAATTGAGTAGAAGTGGCTCTACAAGAGTTGATTCTTTAGAAGATGCTGTTATTGATTATCTTCAAGAAGTTGAAAATCGAAAAAATAATGCAAAACGATTGTCAACACAGCAAACAACGGAGGCTCAATAATGCCTTGTCCAGACAAACATCTTGAAAAACTAGATGCGATGTTGGATTCAGCATTTAAGTCATCTAAAAAAGATGAACTTGAAGAGCCCAAAGACGATAAGAAAGATAATGAAGATAGAGACGAATTGCGAACCGGAGCATTGAGTAAAAAGAATCCATCCTAATGGAGACTATTTATGCATCCGGGATCATGTTTGTCACCTCTGACAAGAGGGCATTATTTCTTGAACGTTCAGAATACGGAGATTATGCTGGACATTACGACTTACCTGGTGGTAAACGAGAATCAGGAGAAAGCTCCGTCGAAACAGCTATTAGAGAGTGTTCAGAAGAGATTGGATTTCACCCTTCTGGAGAATTATTTGAACTCTCCCGTAGAAAAACCACAATAGAAGGAGATAGTGATAATCCAACTAGAGTTGTAGACTATACGACATTTATTCAAGAAATAGATAAGAAATTTAATCCTCCAAAACTAGACAAAGAGCACTTATCTTATGTTTGGGCACCACTAAATGCTCCACCAGAACCATTACATCCTGGTGTGGCAATAACGATTCAGAAATATTTTGCTAATGAATTAGGTATCGCTAAATTAATGCAGGCAGGTGAGTTAACCTCACCACAACATTATGCTAATATTACTCTATTTGATATAAGAATAACTGGTACTGGATTATCGTATCGAAGTGGTATCAAAGAACATGTGTGGCGCGACAAAGGTATTTATTTAAATGATGAATTTTTACAGAGATGCAATGGGCTCCCTGTAATATTTGAACATCCTGGTACATCAACATTAAATACTAAAGAATATGTTGATAGAAATGTCGGTTCAGTATTTATTCCTTATATTAAAGGTGATGAAATTTGGGCAATCGTCAAAGTATGGGATGAACATGCCGCAGAATTAATGGAGAAAAATCAATTATCCACTTCGCCTTGTGTAGTTTTAACTGGCGATGATCAAAAAATAAGGCTTAAAGGTGGTAGTAAATTATTAATTGAAGGTGAACCAAAATTACTAGACCATATAGCAATCTGTTTCCAAGGAGTTTGGGACAAAGGTAGACCGCCGAGTGGCGTTTCAACAGTGACCGCAGGAGATTTGGTTATGGCAGATGATGATAAAGCTGCGGCTCTTGAAGCCGCTCGTAAGGCTGATGAAGCAAAGGCAAAGGCCGATGCTGAGGAAAAGGAAAAGGCTGATAAGGCCAAGATGGATTCTTATTTCTCATCGTTTAAGGATTCATTGATGGCTTCCGTTAAAGATTCAGTCAAGCAGACTGTAAGCGATGCTTGGGATGAAAAGGAAAAAGCCAAAGAAGATGCAGCAAAGGCTAAGGCTGATGCTGATAAGGCTCGCCAAGCTATGAGTGATGAAGAAAAAGCAAAGGCTGATGAGAAAGCAAAGGCCGATGCAGAAGCCAAAGCAAAGGCTGATGCAGAAGCCAAGGCTAAAGCTGATGCTGAGGAAGCAGAGAAGAAGCGAGCTGATGCTTTGGAGGAAGTTCGCAAAAGCGTTGCTGATGTTGCAGCTAAACTTCCGCGTCAGATGACAGACGCAGATTATGCTGCGATGGCTGATTCGCAAGTCAGAGCAGATCGCATTTATGCCATGCATGGTGAGCGTGCGCCTCGTCCTCTAGATGGAGAGACGCTTATGGGCTATCGTCGCCGTATGGCTAACGATCTGAAGAAACATTCTCTAGCTTGGAAAACCATCGATCTGAAGGTTATCTCAGACGATACAGCATTTGGCAATATCGAAAATACGATTTATGCTGATGCTGAGCAAGCTGGGTTGCATCCAGAAATTATTGGCGACGATTTCCTTCGCGAGATCGTACGTGAGGATGCTACTGGTCGCAAGATCAAGGAGTTTGTTGGTAAACCCTCTGCTTGGATGAGTCAATTCTCTTCTCCGAAGCGGAGGTTAGCTGGCATCAGAAACCACAACTGAGCGCAACAAAGGAGCGTTTCACAGTAATTAAGGAGCTTTTGTGTCATGATCTCGATTAATCCTGTTATCACAACTAATGCTGCGGGAACCTTTACCACAAACCTTGATGGTATGATTCAAGGTATGGCAATGGATGATCCTGCAATCAGGTTCCAATTGACAGGCGGTCAATTGGCAGGAACAGAAACGCTGCCAATGTTTGGTGGCGTTCCTATTACTGAATCTATTCCTACACCTGTGAATATTGGTACTCCGCCTGTACCAACTCTTCCTGATCCTGCACTGCAAAATTCTATTCGTCGTGCCACAGCAGCTTTGGCAGCAACTGGAATTAGCGTGTTTAATCAGAATCATGCTATGATTAATAGCCCGCAGAGTCCAGTTCAGCAAGCTGATCCTGGAATGCTAGTCAACTTCTATAGGTTTGGAAGTCGTGCGCGTATTGCGATGGCTATGGATCCAGCGCTTGTTCTTCAAGGCGTAATCGTAAATGCACTTCCGCTTTTCTATCTAATCGCAAGTGGTTGGATTGCTGCTGCTGGTGATATTGCACTTCCTCCTGTCAATATTATTGGATACAATGTCGGTAATTCAATGACAGTTATCTATACCGCTGCAACTGGTTTTTGCACTTGGAATCGTCAAGGTAGCTGTATCCTTCTGGAAGTCTAAAGTTATCGAAATCCACTAAACTCTGCTAACTTTGCTATAACTGAGGCGCGTCCCGCCTCCAAACATGAGGTGAACTTAACATGGCTGGCGCCACTCCGTCATATGTAATCGTTAATCCTTCGTTCATTGAGCCTGGTATCATCCTGCCCTATGTGCAAGCATCTGGGGCTTTTAATACTTTGGCTGGAGCTGATCCTCTTGTCAGATTGTCAGATGGTGATCTTTATGTTTACATGAAGCGCCTCGACGTTCGCACGAGAATGGCAGCTGGGCAAGCTGCTTATAATCAATTGCCCAGCGTTTCTGTCGCGCTCTCAATGATCAGCACCGCAAGCTATTTGCTGCGCGTCCGTGCTGAGTATGATCATCACGATACCGCTGCTATGGGGCAGTGGGGTCTTAATATGGTTGAGGCGCAACGACTTGGTATGCGTCAAGGCCATTTCCAATTGGCGCGCAACGCTCTGCTGTATGGACTTAATCCTATCAATGGAGAGGGTCTTATCAATGCACAAGGAGCCACTGCTGTTCCTCTGCCGCCTGATAGCAACGGTAACAATACTGTTGTTACCTATGATAATGGCGAGCTTGGCGTATGGCTTCTCACACAAATCTCTGCTCTCAAGACACGATGCAATCAACTCGGAATTGGTCGCAGTTTTGTTATTCTTGGTCCGCAGAGAACTCTGGCGGCAATGGAATATCAAAATATCGTCCAAATTGTTCAGTTCCAACGCGAAGGCGCAGGTTCTGTGACAACTAAAGGAATGTTGGATAATGTTCTCTCTATGAATGATGACGACATTGCTTGGTGTTACGATGATACTTTGATTGGTAAGGGCGTTGGTGGTGGCCAAAACGATGCCGTTATTCTTGTTATGCCTGAGGTGAAGAAGCCTGTGGGAACAAGAATCAACACGAATGAAATTGCCAAGATCGCACCTGGTATCGAGGCTTGCACGTTGATGTATGCTGATATGGCAGCGCCCAGAGAAATTCCTACTCCGCTTGCAGGTGGTGCCATTGACGTTCTCTCCGAGTGGCGCATCACGAGCGGTTGGGGCGTTCGTCCTGAAGCTATTACTATTATGACACTTCAATATCAGTAATTGTCCGGCAGTCTCCCGTAGAATGTGCTGGATGATCCTTGGGCGGTCTCGGGAGTTGCTACCTCCTCTGAGACCGCCCCTGAGGTAGCAAGGATAAATAAAATGCGTATGTTCATCGCTAATGGAACACATCAAAATATTGATTTCCAATATCGTTTACCAGAATATAAAACGTACAGAATGCAAACTATCCCAATTGGTGGACAAATTAGAATTTCTGGAGAATTAAACGAAAAGCAAATTGATATTATTGCGCAATTTCATGCGTCATACGGAATGGTAAGATCGAATGAATTATCTACTTTTAGTGGTTATTATATCCCATATATATATTCTATTGACGAACCAATATCAGAAGAGACTATTGTTGAATTGATTGTTCACAATAGAGAAGTTAATAAGGTAAATGGTGAAAAGCTTCGTGCTGAAGCAGCAGTTGCAGTAAACGCAATGATTGAAGAAAATGCTGGAGAAAAACTTACAAGTTTTGAATTTGAAATTACAGAAAAGCCTATGAAGGATCGTGATCCTACAATTGCTGAAAAAATTGTAATTACTCGTGATAAAGAGAAAGGAGCGCCACAAGGCCCGCCAAAGAGCCCAATAAGTGCAATAACTGATTTTATGCGTCCTAAATCAAAGAAATCAATATTCTAATGTCTTTACAATGGATTGCACCACCAACTCTAGCAGGATATATTAATTGGGTACGCCAGATAATGGGCGTGCCAGATGTAGTTCTTGCTGACGATAGTATTTATTTAGAAATGTCTTATGATATAGCATATGAAATTGTAAATCGTTATATCTGGGCTGTAAATCCTGGTATATTCACTGTTGCAGTTTATAATTTGGCAGGAGATTATTTAGTCAATATAGCACAAGATGATCCTTCATTACCACCTCCAGATAATACATATTGGACAGATTTGCGACAGTCAATGCAGATTAATAGTTTTATTCCTGGTTTAATAAACCAAGCTTCTGATCAAGGAACTTCGGCAGGAATGAAGCTATTATCTAGTATGGAAAATCTTACTGTTGGAGATCTTCAAACTCTTAAGACGCCGTGGGGCCGCGTCTATTTAGGTATTGCTCAAAGCGTTGGATCTATGTGGGGTCTAACATTCTAATGGGCTATCCTAATGACAGAAGAAATCCAGCAGGTGCAATACCAATTTATATTGTTCCTACACCCACACCTGGGCCGCCGTGGCCTAATAAACAGGATACTGGTGCAATACCTATAAATATGGTAGCTGCGCCAACAACGGCAGGTTCAGGAGCAATTCCAGTTTATATAGCTACAGGACCAAATCTTCCTGATGCTCAAGGTAGATGGCCTAATGACCAAGCAATTTCTGAAGGTGCTATACCTTGTTATAATTCGCCAATAGGAATGCCAGTATGGGATGCTGGCGCACCACCTGTTGGAGTTCCAATTAATATTATTCCTCCAATAATTACTCCTGTTGGACCTGCTATCGTTGGGACTTTATTATCTGTAAGTACCGGATTATGGACAAATAATCCTACATCTTATTTTTATGGTTGGAGACGAAATGGAGCTACTATTCCTGGCTCGCCATTAAATACCTATACAACAGTCGCTGCTGATGTAGGAACAGTAATTGATGCAATTGTTCAAGCAATGAACTCTGTTGGCGGTGGTATTGCCTTACTTTCATCTAATCAAATTTCTGTAAGTTAGGAGTGCATGATGCCTCAAGTAACGCAATATGCCCGTATGCCACGATGGGAATATTGGAAATACGATGTTCCATTAGGAACGATTGGTGCACCAAATCCACCCGAGCTTCCTCCTCCAACCGGAGAAGAACCTCCTGTTGAAGAACCTGGGCAGCAACCTGGTAGGCTTAGACCGCCGCCACCAGTTGAAACTTCGCCATTAACTGGAGAAACCTTTACTGTTAGGGCTCCAAGAAATGTGCCACCTCCAAGACGACCTCCTCCAGTAAGAGGTGGATTTTAATGCCACAAACAGCACCAGGGCCTGCTGCTAAAGGTGGTGTTGCATCCTTTACCAATAGAGGCTATGCTGACCAAAGTGGTGGAGGTGGTACGCCTGGTCCTGAAGGCCCAGCCGGTCCTGCTGGCCCTGCTGGCCCTGTTGGCCCTTCTGGGCCTCCTGGCACTGCTGGTACTGATGGTGCCACCGGACCTGCCGGACCTGCCGGTCCTCAAGGACCAATAGGAAATACTGGTCCTGCATCTTTTCCTGATGCGCCTAATGATGGACAAATGTATGTTCGTCAAAGTGGTGCTTGGGTAGCAGTCACTATACCGTAGGAATAAGTCTATGATTAAGAGAGTAGACTGGCGCGGCCAAACAAAACAACCTCCACAATTAAAATCTGTTACTACATATAAGAATGTATCTCCATATGCAATTATTGATTTTCCAATTAATCCAAATATCGGAGATCAATTTTTAGCGCCTAATGGTTGCACTTACGAGTGGGATGGGTATGTTTGGATGGGCGTTGCAGGAAGTACGCCAAGTGGCGGGCTCAATGTTCCAATTGATCCATTACCTCCTGCTGGTGCACAACCAGGGCAATTGTGGTGGCGTAATGACCCAGATGGTAATTTATATATTTTGTATAGCGATGGAACTTCTACGCAATGGGTTCCTGCTGGACAGCCTTTAGTTGGTCCAGCTGGACCTCCTTCGTTTCCAGATGCACCGTCTGATGGACAAATGTATGTTCGTCAAGATGGAGCGTGGGTACTCTTACCGCCATGACAAATATACTTAAATTGCATATGGGTTTTATTAATACCCCATATACTCAAGAAACGAAGACACGCCCAGCTACCTCTGCTAAATTGGAGGAAAAACGTAAACGTAATCGTGGTTTTAGTAAAACTATGACAGCTCAAAGGGTAGCGAGTATTCTTGAAGGAAAATATGGTATTGTTGAAACATTTCAGAAAATTTATGATGAAGAAATCAATAATATTATACATGAAGGATTTAAAGAAATTGCAGAAAAAACGATTTTGGAAAGAAAAGGTCAAACTAGAACATCATTAAAAAATTTGATGAAACCAAGTACAAAACAAATTGAAGGTATGTTTAAATCATTTTTAAGGGCTGAGGAAATGAATGGTATGGCTTCTGGCGTTCCTACAAAAGCTTCATTTGGTAAACAGCGTAAACATGGCATGAGTATTAAACCACATTCTTCATTCATAAAAACAGGTATTTATATGGCTAGTTTTAGAGCGTGGATAGAATGAAACATTCTATATTGCCATACGAATATTGGATTTGGCAAGCTGCTAAACAGAGATGTATTAACCCATCTAATGTAGCATATCAAGATTATGGTGCAAAAGGAATTGATATGTGTGAAAGATGGGCAAATTCCTTTGAGGAATTTATAAAAGATATGGGTCCAAAGCCGTCAAAAGATTTAACATTAGAAAGAATTGATAATAATGAAGGTTATTATCCTTGGAATTGTATATGGGCAACTAGAACTGTTCAAAATAGAAATAGGAATAAAGAATATGGTAAAACTCGTCCTAGAGATAGAGATGGAAGATTTATCTAAATGGTTACTGTAAACGAAGCTGCCAATAACGCGAAAGGACAACTTGCTGCTGAATTAGCTGCTGGCGTTAATTTTCTTTCAGAAAGTACACAAATTCAATTTTTGTTATATAAGAAATTGGTATTACCGTTAGATGGTTATGTATTCTGGGTTCGAGCTAATTTGGCGCCGCCTGTACCTGTTGAACCAGATCTAGTGATGATTGCAGGATCTTTGCATTATTCGACAGAAATTGAACAAGAAGAAGATGCCACAATTGCATATAATACTGTTGTATTCACAGCATTAAATCCGATTGATTTATTTCAAGATATGAATCCACAATATATTTATTTAGCTACTTATCAAGGTATTCGGTTTGCTTTTAGTTCTCACGGCAAATACTATCAGCAAGCAGGTTTATGGCATTATTTGGGTGTTGCAGTAACATCTATTACTGATATACAAATTATTGATGATTTATCACAATTACCAGAAGAACAAATAGTATCTAATTCATTGCCTATTTGGTTAGCAATGTCAACTTATGTTCCGCCTTATCCAGGTTTTCGTTGCCCATTTATAATGTATCCATCATTTTTGGTACCTCAGAACGAAGCGCCTCCATATGCTTCTGTCCATATAGAAGATACTGAAGCATTGGAATCTGTTGCTATGTTAGGGCCACATTTAGAGAGTAGTCAATTAGTATGTGAAAAAGTTAAAGTAATAATCTATGGTGCAGATAATTGTGATATTATTACTTTTTTAAATTTTGTTATTCAATATAGCTCAGACTATAGTTACATTGGTTTAATGAATATGCCGATTGTACGTGATGAAAAACGGGAACAATCTGAATTACAAGTTATAGCTCAAAAGAAATCAATAGAGTTTAAGGTCTCATATCTGCAAAACTGTGTGCGCGACATAGCTCGTCAATATATTACGAAATGTTTAGTTCAAGTTGAAACATCAAATCCTTTTAGTAGGACGTTTGTAAAAGTTGATCCACTTATCCCTGCTCATCCACTTCCGTAAGGAGAAACTCAATGTCCGCCCTTGACCCGAACGCTATTGTAACAGTCACAGTTTCTACTATTCTTGCACCTTTTCCATCAGGTTTTCAGCAAACTGGTGCAATTGTGTCGTTTGGCGGTACTAATCAGCCTACCGGCTCAGCAAGCCTTTTGACGCAATATTCCGATTTGGAAGCAATTATTTCTGATCCATTTCCTATTCAAGATGCTGTTTGGGCTACTGGCACAGTTACTGTTACAACTCCTGTTCCACTTCCTGTGTCTGTAGGTGGTGTTGGTAGTGTAATTCCACTGCAAATTAGTGGATTTACGCCTCCTGGTTATAATGGTACATTTGATTGCACAGTTACTGGGGTTGATGAATTTACATATCAACTTGCTACCGATCCTGGTCTTGCAACAGTTATCGGTGAACTTCAATTGTATGCAGCGGCTGAACTTAATGCCCAAGTTGCAACGTTCTTTAGGCAAGGAACGACTACGACTGTCACAGTTCTTGAATTAGGTTTTGGATCTGCTGGCATTACTGATCAAGTTGCGAAAATGGATATTTGGTTGGCAAATAATACTCTTTCTTATTATGGTTATTTAATGCCAGAAGAATGGGGATATGCAGCTAATATCCCGTTGGTTCTTCAAACTTTTATGCAATATACAAGTCCAGAAGCTATGACTTATTTCTGGCTTACGCTTACTGAACCTGCTGCTGTTGGCATGATTCCTCCAGATTGTAAATCTGTTATTCAACTTCTTGAGGCGCCAACTGTTCCATTAGCTAGACAAGCATCCATTCCTGGTGAATATGCAGAATTCACTATGGCTGGTATGTTCTATTGGGGAATGCAGTATCGCGCCACTGCTGTTACGCGTGTTGCTCCAATGTGTTTTAAATATATCTTTGGTGTTACTCCTTATCCATTGCAGAATAATGGACCATTTCTTGTGGATCTTAAGCGACAGTTCTGTAATTATATTCAAACAGGCTCAGAAGGTGGTATCAACTATACCAATGTTTACGAAGGCGTTACTGCTGATGGTTTCGATTACTTTAATTGGTGGTGGACTATCGATTGGGTCCAACTTCAAATCAATCTTAATTTGTCGAATGCCATTATTAATGGTGCTAACAATCCGTTGTCACCATTGTACTACAATCAATTTGGCATTAACTTCCTAGAAGCTGTTCTTGCTGGTGTGATGACTAGCGGTGTGCAGTTTGGGCTAGTTAATGGTCCTGTTGTGCAAACAGGATATGATCCCGCAACACTTTCTCAGCAAATTCAGCTGGGCACATTTGGCGCAACGTGTAATGTGAATGCTGTGCCATTCCTAACTTATACTGCTGATAATCCCAGCGATTACGGTATAGGAGAATATGACGGACTTAGTGTGCTGTTTATTCCGTCACGCGGTTTCGTCCACATTCTTGTGAGTGTTGTCGCGACTAATATCGTGACGATCTAAATATAAGATCATAGGAGGTACTAATGCCTGGTAATCCAAATGTTCAACAGGGTACGCTTAACCGCGTAAAGGCTAATATTCAAATACCAAATGTTCAAAATGGAGCATTAAATATTACCGCTCCATATCTTGGAAAGGAAGGAATCAGACTTGCCCTAGAGGGCAATGCAACTGATTATTTTCCATCCATGACAGGTGCTGTTCCTTCGCCTGTTCCGTATCAAATTTGTACTCTAACAATCAATTTGCTCAAATCACAACCATTTGCGCAAAATTTCAAGTCTACATTTGAAAACTATACACTTTTGGGTGATATAACTGTTTATCCAGATGTGGGTGTACCAGCACCATCAGGTGTGGTAGCGCCTGGATCATCTTTGATTTTACAACCATATTATATTAAAAATGCGGTTCTTGAAACAGTTCGAGAAATGTCTTTCGCTGGTGAAGAACCGCTTTATGTGGTAACAATCAAAGGTTACTACGAAGTTAACAGCTTGATGTTCGATCAATAAAGCTGAGGCAAAAAGAGGTAGCAAATGTCAATCTCTATCAATAAGAAGCTTAATCTAGTTCTACCCATAGAATTAGATGAGAATAGCAAAATATACTTTCATTCTATACCAATTAGTAGGGAGGTATTTGAAGCGAATTATTTGCTATTGACAAGAACAATGTCAAATCTTTATGCAAACGGAATAGGACCATCCATGTCGCCGCGAGTAGCGGCGTTAGCTTTGCGTGACGCTGCAAAAGAAATGAATAATGAAAAAGATATTAGTGTTAATTTAAGAAATGAAATTGAACGTCTTACTAATGTAATAATGCCAAGTTTAAATGGTGGAGGATGGCAAACGTTACCATATGTGGAGGTAAAAAACAAAAAACTTGTTGATGACCAAATATTGATGGAGGTTGAAAACGCTATTGTATATTTTATTGTGGCCTCAGCTCTACACTTAAGAAGCGAACTACCAATGGCGTATCAGGGATTAACTGGAATTTGGAAAGCGGAAACTATATCATCGAGTGCTACGGAATACATGCATTCTTTGCAGACGTTGACTCCGATCGTCAATACTGGAGAGAAACAACAAATGATGGGCCAACCGAAACCGCCGGCTCATGTAGCGTCGTCCATTCCATCTTAGAATTCTTATCATCCCAAGGTTTTAAGGAGTATATGTATTATCTTGATCTTGAATATTATAGTGCGTTAGAATTTCGTCAACGGTATCTGAGATGATGTAAGTGCCTGAATCAGTCTATGAAATTAAAGTACAAATGGAACAAGCCTCTAAAGGGCTTGATGATGCTGTTGCCAGGGCTGTTCGATTAGAACAAAGTCTTGCTGATGTAACAAGAAGATTAGGAGAAAATAATCAAGCAACTAAAACTACCAAAATATTTTATGATCAAGCAGCCGCGGCTGCTGAGAAATTATGGGTAAATCAACAAAAAGAATTGAATAAAATTGAGACAATAGTTAAAAGGCTAGGATTGAATATCAATAATGATCTTATAGGCAATGTTAATAAATTTGGAGAATCAATTGATAGAGCAGGTAAAAAATTTGATACTAGCATTGTTGGTAAATTTTCTAGAATTGAACAAGAAATTAAAAAAGCTGAACAAGCTGCTAAAAGACTTGAAGCTTTAAAAACAGCAGAGCAAAAAGATCCAATGATAGGCCCTATGCAAAGGGCCAAATTTGGAATATCTCAAGGTACACAATATCCATCAGCAGGAGAATTGGGTCAAAAACCACTTTGGGCTACACCAAAAGTTGAAGAACAACAGCAAACGCTTACTGAAAAAATATCACGTTTCTTTACACAATCACATAAGTCTAATCCAGAACATAATAAACTCATTAATGATTTAGGAAATAGTGCGCGTGTTGCTAGAGGTATAGGAGGTGGAGGAGTACATTATGGTTTAATAAGTGGTATGACTGGATTGTTGCGCAGCTTTTTGCTCGCACCGTCTGGTATTCAATTAATATCGTTAGTAGCTGGTGCAGCGATTATATCAGCTGGCGCAGCTATTGCTGTAGCCGAACCAGTATCAAGGAGAGGAAAAAGAGCGAGAGAATTTGGTCAAGGATATGGTGCATTTGAAGCTAGTGAATATGCATTTTCACCGTATATGGATGTTGGTGCTGCTGCGGCAGCAACACGCGCAGCAGTAGATCCAACATCTCAACAACGTATAGCAATGGGGATGTTAGGATTAAATTATCAAGCAGAATCCCAAAAATCTAATGCGCAACAAATGGCAGATCAAAATCTTGCCTTTAAAAGATTTTCAGAAACTATGTCAAAAGAAAATTTGGAGGCTCTTCGCCATAATACTCCACTTGGCACTATGATAACTGATGAAAGAGCTTGGGGTATTTACGGCGCACCAAAAAAAGATCTTGAAGAAAGAGCTAAACAAGCAGCTGAAGATGAAAAAAGATTTTCTATGCCTCCAGAAACTGTTAAAATTTATACTGATTTAAATTCCGACTTAGAAAGATTTGGATTATCTCTTGAAAATCTTGTTGCTAAAAATTTACTTCCGTTTGCTAGTGCTATTGATAATGTTATTAAATGGTTAATAATATGGAATACTACACCTCAAAAAACTTTAGAAGTTCCAAAAGAAAGTTGGGGAGAATGGTCAAATCCAAAAAATTGGTTTAAAGGGAATGAAGAAAAAACTAAAAAAATGCCACCTATGCCTGGTTTCCAAACTGGAGCATATAGCGTTCCTGAAACTGGACCTGCTATGCTTCATGCAGATGAACTTGTTATGCCAGCAAAAGAAGCATCTGCTTTTCGTGATATGTTAAAAGGTGGAACAACAGAAGGTAATAAAGATTTTGGTGAATTTAATCGACAACTTATGGAAAGTTCAAATATTTTAGTTGATTTTAATAGGGAAATCATACCATTAAAAGATAATATGGGAGCATTAAATGAAGAAGTTAATTCTGGAAAATATTTAGCAGAAAGATTTGGAGGAGGAGGCGGTGCAGGTGGTGGAGGCGGAGGTGGAGGTGGCTTAGAAAGTGGCGTAGCTCCAATTTATTCTACTGGCGGTATTGGAGGTGCTGGCGTACCAAGAACTCTTGGTGAAGGTACAATTGGTAGAGGTAGTGGTATTTCTAGTAGTGGTCTTGGTATTGGTAAAGGTACTACAGAAGGTGGCGGCGGCGGCGAATCAAATGTAATTGATACTAAAGCACCAGAAATATCGCAATTGCCTGGTGATAAAACATGGGGTGACTACGGAACGCGCGCTAATAATCCTGGCAATTTGAATTATGCAGCTTGGGAAGGCGCAGCAAGCAAATATAGTTATAAAGATCCACATACTGGTGGAATGCATACAATGGGTGTGTTTAAGACCATGCCAGAAGGTGTGGCAGCAGCCTATAAATTGATGGTTCGTAACCAAGCAAAATATGGTAATACTGTTGCTGGCGCGCTACACGGGTGGGCAGAAAATTCTTATATTGGTCCATTAGCAAAAGCAGCTGGAGTTGGTCCAAACGATGCTTTTGATGTTTCTAAAATGGATCCAGATAAAGTTGCTAGTCTTTTGCAGAAACAATTTGGTTTTGAAGGACGAAAAGGTTCTCACACTGCAACTCGCGAACAAATTCTTGCTGGAGTTAATCTTGGACGTGGCATAGGAGATGATGGAAAAGCAATATCAACATTTAATGCTGGTGGCGGAAGTAGTGGAGGTGGTGGCGCTTCTGGGAGTTGGGAGCCAGGTAAACCTATTCCAGGAGGAACAGGTTTTGGTTCTCAACTCGGCACAGATGTAGGAATGAAAGCAGTCGATCCTGATGAAAGGGAAAAAATTAATGCTTATATGAAAGAGGCAGGTATTCCGGCGACTTCTGAAAAATATGCTTGGTGCGCTGCTTGGGTTAATGCTCAATTAGCGCATGAAGGAGTAAAAGGTACTGGTGCATTAAGTGTAGATTCATTTAGAAATTGGGGTAAAGCAGAAAATCCAGAACAAGCCAAAGTTGGCGATGTTATGATAACTAAAGGTGGGAGCCACGTTGGTAGATTTGAAGGTATGGATCCAAAAACTGGATTAGCTAAATTTTATGCAGGTAATGAATCAAACAGAGATGAAGGACCAAATCCATATGGTGTAGGTATTCATCATGGATGGGGAAAGGTTGGTGAACGAGAAGTAGATCCTAATCAATTCATATTTCGCGGCGCCACAGATGAGATGATAGCAGCATCTAAACGTAATGAAATGAAAAATCAGGTTGCTGGATATGTGCCTAAAGATAAACCAGCTAAAGAAACTCAAAATTTCCAGCAACCAAGTAGACCTGGTAATACAGGTAAAATGTCAAGTATGAATGATGCAAGTTTATTTCAACACATGGATAAAGGCAATCATTTAACGATATTTAATAAATCTGGTTCAGACATTAATCTTCAAACAGCTATGCTTGGAACAGCAAAAGGTAATTTTGCGTGAGATACTATGCTATAGTTATCAACGCAGGAGTAACTACAAACGCGTCAAATATTATAAATGGCGCTGCATCTTTAGCTGGTTTATCATCAACTGCTGTTGCAAATGCAATTCCTGCATCAATTCAAGCGATATCAGCAGCAGCTTCAAATCCTTTTGGCGCGCAATGGTGTAGTGTAGTTAATGGCGTAAATGACCCTGGCGCGCTAAATATTGAATTTGATATTGAATATACTGCTGGTTCTTCGAATGGATCAGTTAAAATATATGGAATTCCACAAAGCGTAATTTCTGAATCTACATATTTGACAGGTATGGGAATTCAATTATTTGGTGGATTTACAGAAGGATTACCATTAGCAAATGATCAAGTTCCACATCAAGGTCTATTAGCTAGTGGTACAATTTATCCTGCTTTTGGCAATTGGACAGGAAATGAATTAAGTTTAGAATGTATCATAACTAATATAATTAATGGACAAGGCGGTCCTACTGATGTAAAGAATATTATTCATAATATGCCACAAGGTACACCATTATCTTCTGCCATACAAAGTGCTCTTTCAACAGCTTTTCCAAATTCTAAGTTTTTGGTTAATATTAGTAATTCACTTAAATTGAATTATCCAGATCAAGGATTTTATCAAAGTATAGAGCAATATCAAAATTATGTTAAACAATTAAGTCATGATCTTCTTGGTACGCCTAAAACTACAGGTTATCAAGGAGTGCAGATGTTTCCAACAGGATGGGGTAATTATTTAGTTAGTGACTTTACCAATATGGGTTATTCTATTCCTATCCAATTTGAGGATTTAGTTGGGCAACCTACATGGATTGATGTTAATACAATTCAAGTTAAAACTGTTTTAAGATCTGATCTTAATGCTGCGTGGAATGGCGGAAATAATGTTTCTATTACTCTTCCATATAATATTCCAGTAACTACTGTAAGTCAGAGTGCAGCATTAGGTTTCAATTCACCTGGACAAGGCAATAATAATTATCAACATGGAAATGCTCTTTTATTTAGTGGTCAATGGATAGTAAATAAAATTAGGCATATTGGAAAATTTCGACAACCTACTGGTACTGATTGGGTTACGGTTATTAATGCTATTTCAGATACTTTTTCTCAAGGATTTCCTGGAATGCAAGGTATCGCACAAACAGGTGGTATACAAACATTCATACCGAGTGGTGGCCCGCCAGGCGGTATTGGACTGCAATAATGCTCAATTTAATTCAATTGTTATATCAAATAACTCCAATATGGTTCCAAAACGGTATTGCTTCTAATATTATTGGTGGATATTTACCTATACTTTCAATTGTTAATCCTGAAGTTTTTAATGCATTAGTATCAGGAAATACTGCTACATTAGCTCCAGATTGGAATTTTGAAAATGCTTTTGGAATTTTTAATACATCTGCTGGAGGCTCTTTAGTAGAACAATCCATTGCAGAATATCCTTTTGCCAATTTAAGTGTAGCTGCCAATGCAGTTCTTAGAAACCCAATTAATATTTCTTTGGTAATGATGACACCTATGAAAACGGTAAATGCGTGGGCAGTAAAACAATCAACAATGACTGCTCTTAAAGCTGTTTTAGATAATCATAATAATTTAGGTGGTACATATATTGTTTTTACGCCAGCATATATTTATACTGATATGTTAATGACTAATTTGGTAGACATTTCAACAGCGCAATCTCCATTACCGCAAAATGCATGGAGATGGGATTTTACCAGACCTCTTACTACATTGCAAGATATTCAAGGAGCAGAAAGTAATTTGATAGCAAAAATTACAGCTGGTATCCAAACAGATGGATCAATAACTTCTATCGCAACAGCGCAAGGTATTTCCTCAGTAGGCAATATGGGTCTTGATGTAACAACCCCAACATTTAGCGGCGCGCCTATGGCAACATTGCCGCCATGACAACATACTATCCATTTAGTCCGACTAATAGAAAGGCACCAACATTTATAGCTACATTAGATGGGCAATATTACACTATATCTATTTTATGGAATGTATCTGCTCAACGATATTATTTGAATTGTCAATCAAATTCTGGTGTATTAATTTTTATGGTTCCTTTAGTTGAAACTGACATAGGCGTACACATATCAACATTAACTTGGGATGATAATAATAATGTAGTGACAGCAACATTGACTAAGGAACATTCATTTCCGGTTGGTGAAATTGTTAATGTTGATATTGTTCAAGCAGTTCCTACTACATATAACGGAAGTGGTATGGCAACTATTATTAGTAAAACAGCATTCACTTATCCTATGAAACAAGATCCTGGACAAATGGAACAAGGTGGAATAGTAAGTTTCTTAGTAAGTATGACAAAAAGCTATTTTAATTCAACATTAGTATATCGAAATAAACAATTTGAAGTGAGCCCGTAATGGGTGATACTTCACAAAAATTTTCGTTTATGTCGCAAGTACATAATTTCACGCGTACTAAGACTGCTGATAATCAGCAGATTCAACCTAAGACTATTCAAGGACATATATCCAAAATACTTCCTAATGATTTTGTAGAATTTACAATTGATGCAACAGGACCATTTACTTTACCAAAACTTGTTATTCCACAAGCATTTTCCAAATATCATCGAGAACCTACACAAGTTGGTGATAAAGGATATGTTGTACCAAATGATTATGCTATAGCTGGTACAGACGGAGCAGGTGGTGGAACTGCTAGTATGTATGGGCGCAGCAATTTAACATCTGGTACATATCATCCTATTAGCATAAAGAGTTTCGCACAAAGGGATCAAAATAATTTCTTAATTACTGGCGGTCCTACTGGAATAACAGCACAATCTGCTGATACAAAAACTAACATTAATATTGATTATGCTAAGGGAAAGGATAGTATAGTTCATAATTCTGTTTTGGATATGCTTCATAATGTTGGGCAAGATTTACTGCATAATGTTGAACGTAATGCAGTTAAAATTGCCAAACAAGTTATAGGTAATCAAGCTGCTACTATAAATCATGTTGCTTCGGCAGCAATGACAATTGCTAATACTAATGGTAGTATAAATCTTCTTCAACAAGGTCTTACAATAGCTGCGCCAAGCACAACATCAACATTTGATCCTTTACAGCCTCCTACACCAGGAGGTCAGACAATGGTTAATATTATTGGGAGTTTAGCGGCAAGTGTTGGTATTTCTGCACCTAGTATTGGTATTGGTTTGCCAGGATTTGAAGTGCCACCTATGACGCAACCTGTTCCTCCACAGTTGGTAAATGCACGAGTGATAGTAACCGGATCAAGAGGTGGTAATGTAGCTCTTGCATCATTACTGACAGCTCTTGTGACTTTAGGCTTGATTACGGATAATACAATAATATGAGAGTATACGGCAGAATAGTACCTGATATATTGTACCCAAATAAAAAACGTTGGGTAGAGGTAACTACTGATGAAAATGGCTTTAATGATATGGTATATTTAACTAATATGATTCAAGTAATTAAACTTAATTTGCATGAAAGTCCTTTCTGGTCGGATTGGGGCATACCTGCCCATACTTCAGTTATGACACAAATTGCTCCAGATTTTTATATGAATTTGATTCAACAAAGATTTGCACAGTATTTTATGTTATTGATGTTAACAAATTTACCCAATAGAGTTGACGAAGATGGTAGACCTGCACCAGCTTATCAATATAATGTAATTACGCAATATGGCGCTGTATTAACAGATGAGATACCATACTGATGACTGTTCTTCCACTTGTTATGGGACCTGCTGGATTAGTTCCTACGCCACCCAGACAGTTGCGCAACAATTTGGTTGCAAAGGTGGCAGCTACTAATCCTGATTATACTGCTAATCTTCCAGGTACTTTAATTGAGGATATTGTTAGTACAGATGTTGGAGCATTAATTACTACAAATCAATTCTTAGTTGATCTGGTAAATAGCGTAACTCCTTATGGAGCAAACGCATTTATATTGTATCAGCTAGGTATTGATATATATGGAATACAACCTGCTGGTCCAACAAATACTGCCGTTGATCTTTTATTTACTGGCACTCCTGGATTCATTATTATTCCTGGCTTTACTGTTACTGATGGTACTTATCAATATGTTTGTGCAGATGGTGGTATTATTGGGACAGATGGTGATTCATTACCTATCCATGCTGTAGCAACACAAGCAGGAACTTGGGGTGTACCTGTTGGAACCGTAACTGGTTTTATCACTTCTGTTCCTTTAAATGTCACTTTATCTGTTGTAAACCCAAATGATGGTATTCCTTCTACTACAAATGAGACTATGACTTCATTTAGAAGTAGAACATTAACTGCTGGCCTTGCCGCCTCTACAGGAATGGATAGATACCTTAAAACATTACTTGGAAATATACCTGGTGTAATTCCTCGTCTTGTATCAGTTAGACAAGACATTGATGATTGTAGATGGGTGATATTAGTTGGTGGCGGCGATCCTTATCAAGTAGCTTGGGCTATTTACTATGCACTATTTGATATATCTTGCTTGGCGCGCCCTACAATTGATATTGCTGGGATTACAAATGATAATCCAATTATTGTAACGACAGTAAATAATCATAATTTACTTACTGGGATGGTTGAGGAATTTACAGAAGTTACAGGGATGGAATCTCTAAATTTTAACAGTTTTCCTGTGACAGTTTTATCTGATAAAACATTTTCTGTTCCAGTAGATGGAACTATTTTAGGTCCATGGAACGGTGGAGGAATTGTTTCTCCAAATCCTATTCTTCAAGAAGTGACTATTAATAGTTATCCTGATTCTTACATTATCCCATTTATACTACCAGCACAACAACTCGTAACATTGGTTGTAACTTGGCAAGCTGATTCTCCTAATTACATATCAGTACAAGGAATGGCACAAGCTGCTGCTCCTGCTTTAGTTGATTATATCAATAGTCTCTATTGTGGAATATCTCCACTTAATATCTATGAAATGCAATGCGTATTTTTAGCATCAGTTAAAAGTCTTGTTCATTCTGAAAACATAACCTTTCTCAATTTTGCAGTTTCATTCGATGGAGTGGCGCAACAACCAATAGGTAGTTCTGGAGTTATACCTGGAGATCCAAATTCTTATTTTTATACCACTATTTCTAATGTTTCTGTAGATCAAGGCTTATGACAGA